TTCTCTAGACTTTACAAACTTGCCTTTAGCATCCTTGATAGGATTACCATCGTCATCTACCTCTTTAAATGTTCTATATTTATAAAAATCAGTTGTCCAATCTTTGAGCATATTCTGCACCTGCGGGGTGCACATAAGCACTTCTTTAACTTCGTCGTATTCTTTCTTAGTTGGTGTAATTTTGCTTAATTCATCAGCAAGAGCATCAGGATTTGTAAGCAAAACATTCCAAAAGTTTACAAGAATATCAAATACATCAGCAGCAATAACTTTCTTTCCCATAGCAGCCCAATGCACTTCCAAAGATCCACCACCTAGAAATGGCGAGACAATAGTATCATAATCTTCTACAAAAGGAGTGATTTTGTTGATTGCACGAGTTTTTCCTCCTGCATATCGCAAGATTGTTTTTTGTTTTTTCATTGGATAAAGTGCCTCAAATTATTTTTAAGAAGAGCAATAAATTCTTTTCCTTTCTGCCCACCATGTGCGCCTATAACAAATTGACTCTTCTTTTTACGATATTCGTAAGTCAAGTATTGGTGACCAAAGAAGTCTCCCTTAAGACGACCTGTATTAAGCAAGCGCCACTCACATTTAGAAGTTATAAAGTCAATAACATCATCCATATTAAAAAAGATATGTTCCCCATTATCATATGAATAGGCTAAAATATCTCCTTTACGAAAGTACTTATTCCAAAAATCCTTGTTTCTTAGAGTTTCTACTTGTTGTTCAAAAGTATATCCATGAATAACTTTCGTTGGGCCAGTTTTACCATTGGTTTTCGTAACGATATAGTTTTCTAGGTCTGTCAATTCGGGAATTTTGCCAAGATGAATTTGAATTGTCTTTCCGCCTTTTAGGCTGACTTGATTACTGGGAAAACCAATTGTTGATTTTAGATTTTCAATTAAAGAATTGTCGTGGATTTCACAATCTGCACTAGCACCAGAATAATTAATTTCTGGATTTGGATCTCCGTACATTTGTTTAAAGATTACTTCTCTTTTATGTCCCTTTTTCTTAACAGCAGAAGCCTGCTTAGATGTCATTCCATGTACACTCATTTTTTTCTCCTTTTGTTTTTCTTCCGCTTTTGCTTTAGACAATTCACTCAATAGTAAACCTAAATCAGAAGAAACGTCAACGTTATCTTTTGCCATAAACTATCTTGTCACATTAGGTCGTACCGTGACTGTTCCTTGTATTGGTCTTGTTATTGTACTATCAGAAGCAGTTATCTCAACATCATAAACATATCTACCTTCTTCTAATGCCGCAGTTTGTGTTGGTGTTAAACTTAATGTAATTTTACCACTAGATGTAGTGGAATCTATTGCTGTGGTAAATGAAGTAGATGATGAAGAAGAATAAGATTTACGAATTTGTGCGGCCACAGAATAACCGTCTAAATCTAAAATACTATCGTTTTGATAAACTGTTATTACTGTACTAAATGTTGATCCCTGATCCATTGTTAAATTTGCAATGGCGGCAACATTTGGTGCCGTAGTTATTGTGGTTGTTGGCATAGTAAAACTCTCCTGTTCATACTATTTATGTATTTTAAACAGTTATCAGTATATAAACTGTCTTAATCAGAAACAGGTGCTTTTTTAAACCAAGCAGGTAATCCTACATGAGGTCTTCCGTCATACATATTATCTTTTGCACCTTTAGTCTTTGCATTATTATAGTGTAAAAATACTTGACCGCAATCTTCTCCTTCAAATGCTTCACGCCAATGTTCACATAAATTACCCTTATAAACTAACATATCACCTGGTTTAAGAACTACTTTCTTACCATCAGTCATATCTGATTTATATACTCCGTCTTTTGCTTTACCTTTTTTAGGATTAGGTTCAATATAGATAGGCCAATCATCACCACCTAAATTCATAGTAGTTGATATCTCACATGAATATCTGTCTTTATGTCTATGTAATACATCACCGTTTTTGTATATTCTCGCATATGAATAAGTTGGAATTAAACTCATGCCTGTATGTTTTTCCATAACAGGTTGTGTTTTTAATAATAAAGTATCCATCGCAACATCACTATAATGTGAATATGTATTAGGCACTTGTTCATCTTTCCATGTGCCCCATCCATCTTCAAAAGGCGAAATATATTTTGCGTCTAACATTGTCATTGCAACTTGTCTTTTCATTAAAAAATAATTGTAAACAAATTCTGCAATTTTAGGGTCTAGTGCTTTTTTAATTACTATGTAATTGTTTTTATCAAATTCTGTTTTAGGCATTGTCTTTCACTCCTTGTACTATTTCATTACGAACTGCTTGTATGTTAAAATGTATAAATCTAAAATCATCATAACCATCATGAACTGAATATTGATGAGGCATATATGAATTAAAAAATATTAATGAACCTGGTTTAGGTATGTAATGTACTTGATCACTCGCATAAGATATTTGTGATTTATCTTTTTGTTTTAGTCCTGTCATCAATGCACCTGGTCGTGGGTCATGAAAAATAGGTAATGATGTATTCTTATTACATTTAAGATAATAAAAACCAGATATATGATTATCTGAATGAATATGTGTGTTATGATGACCACCACCATGTTTACTAAATTCTTGCACCCAACACTCTGTAAAAAACATTTGATAGTCACTCATTTTAAAACCTTGACCATCTAATAAATTCCATGCCGTTTGACCACAATAGTCAACAAACTCTTTTAATGCTGGATCTGTTTCAATACCTGTTGAATGATAAGACATGCCATGATCTTTTACGGCATTCCAATGTTTAGTACCTAATTCTTTTTTTCTTATTGCTAGTCTAGATTTTTCTCTCTTGTATGCTGCCTTAATATGTTTGTCACATGCTTTGTCAATCTTTGCAACCCACTCAGGTTTTTCGATTGAGTAAACAGGACAAGAAAAATAATTTTGTGTGTCTAATATATCTTGCATAATAAATTCCTATCTCCAAGGTTGTCCTAGATTCCATATTACTAATGAATATCTAGTTCCTTTTGTTACTGGTTTAACTCTGTGCCATACAAAACTTGGAAAGACAATAATAGAACCACGAGGTCTAATTTCATGACATTCATATATTGCTTTTTCTTTATTGTTTTCCCAATCTTTTTGATTTCTCATATCAAACTCTAAATTACCACCTTCATAATCACTTGGGTCAGATAATGATATTGTGACTGATAACTTTCTTATTTTGCCATGTGAATTAGGATCTTGAGGTTTATTGTAAGGTACATCCCAACTATCACAATGCCAACCATAATATTGATTTAGACCATATTTTGTAAACTGACAAGATTCTGAAAAATCCCATTCAAAATTCCAACCTGCGTCTATGTTTGCTTGTCTAATATATGGATGTATTTCTTTATAAATCCATGTATCATTCATCCAAACAATATCAGATTTTCTTTTTACATGAAGATTTTTAACTGCTGATTTTTTAAGTTTACCAGATTTTGTTTTATTCTTTTCATCTCTTTGCACACCGCCAGTCAATGCCATTTCTGGTTTATGTAATTGACCATATCTTATGATCTCATCACATATTCTAGGACTTAATGCTGATTGAAAATAATAATAATAATTTTTTAAATTCATTGTATAATCACCTTTTTAATATATAGTAGTTTTATTTAACCATGTTTTCTAACTTACTATGTACATCATGATATTTAGTAATAATGCTTTTAGGTATTAAAGACATGTAATCATAGTTGTTTTTTTCTATTTTTTCTGTTCGTATATTATGCCATGGTAAATCAAAATCATTATAACTCATTTTATTTACTGAGAACTGATTGAAGTTTTTTAATTTTATTTTAAATTTAGACGCACCCATAAAATCAAAAATAGTATCTATTGTTTGTTGAGGTTTTTGTACTAATTGATCATATGTTACTAATATATGTTTTTCATTGCTTTTTATAATATGTTCAATACTCCAAATATAATTACCTAAATTAAGATTACTTATTAGTTCTTCGCATATATCTTCATCATATCTATTCATAACTTTTAAAGTAGACGCTAAACACTCAAAAACTGATCTGTATAATATTACAAATTTTCTTTCTATACCTAAGTCTTTTAAGTATTGAAGATTACCTGGTTTACCCCAATCACCTCTATCTAAAATATATTCACAATTATAATGATCATAGTAAGAGAATAAAGAACTTTTTGCTGCGTTTATTAAACCTTGTTTATCAGGAAAATTTTTATATATGTCTGTTTCATTAAGACATAATATTCTATGTACCATCTCAACAGCAACACTATTAGGTGTTACTTTTACATTACTACTTTGATTTATTAAAGATCCTAATAAAGTATTGCCTGCTCTAGGCATAGAAGACAAAAAATATAATTTATTCATTTATTAACCAATCAACTATCAAATGCACTCTATCTTTTTTACTATTATTTAAAACTGAATGATACTTATTAGAATTATCAATATGCCAAATTTCACCTTGTTTCATATGTATAGTTTCATCATCTACTGTGAATAAAACTTTACTATTTGTAATAATTGGTATATGATGTCTTTTTGATTTTTCTAATCCAATTCCATTATCTATGTGTTTTGAAATTTCACTTTTAGCATTTAACTTAACTAATAATGCTCTTAAAATAGAACCTTTTTTATAATGATTTAAAAATATATTATATAAATTCAATAACTCACCAGAAAAATCAACAAAATCATCATATTCATTTGGTGTATTTAAATTATTTAAATCTTTGTTAAATATTAAAGGAATAGTTCTAGTATTTTTATGAACGTCAAAAGTTTTTTGTCTATAATCAAATTCGTTCCATTTTTCTTTTGAGAATTTTTTAACTTTTTCTTGTAAAAAAGACGTATCTATATTGTATATTTTTTCAAAATTATTCATAATTATAATAAAAAAAACTAATTAGTTTTGATATTTGTATCTTATCATAACAACACCTGAACCACCAGTACCGCCTATAGAAGGGCCTGTTCCGCCACCGCCGCCAGCACCGCCGCCGCTGTTTGCGCCACCATTTTGTCCATTACTTCCAGGTTGGGCACCACCATTTCCACCATTACCTGGTCCACCAGTTCCACCAGATGGTTGTGAGTTACAGTTAGAACCGCCTCCTCCACCACCACCAGCTCTTGTAACTGCTGAGCCTGAAATTTCACTAGGCGAACCATTACCGCCGTTACCACCTCTACCAGGAGCATCAGCACCGCCAACACTGCTAGCACCGCCGCCGCCGCCACCTGCTCTAGAACTTGGAGCGGCTTGACCACCTTGAGTACCATTGTTACCTTGAGGAGGACTTACCGGAGGTGTATTACCAGTACCACCGCCTCTTGCGTATGCACCACCTCCACCAGAACCACCATTTGCACCAGGATAACCTTGTTGATATGAACCACCTCTACCACCACCAGCAGATGTAATTGTACTGAATACTGAATTATTACCAGGCGCCGCAGCAGGAGCTGCACCTGAACCGCCTGCACCTATTGAAATAGGATATGTTTGTGCTGTAACTGTTAAACCTGCCGGAGCAACTAAAGGTGAAGCAGTATATGGAGTTGCAGGAGTTTTACCTTCACGATAACCTCCAGCACCGCCACCGCCGCCGCCAGTAGAACTTGGTGGATTGTTTGTACCACCGCCTCCACCACCAGCAATAACTAAGTATGAAACTCCGTCTGTGCCACCAGCAGTATTACCTACTGATGATACAACAAAATTACCATCACCAGTGAATGTATGTATTTTATCATTACCTGATGTAGTAACTGTACCACCTGTAGCACCAATGTAAGTCTTATTTTCTAAATCACCTACATTACTTTCATTGGTATATAACCAACCTTTTGTTGCGTCAACATAAACTAATGTGACTGAAGCACGATTAGTTGATATTGTACTATCATTTGTCACACCTTGAATGTTATGACCATTTCTCTGTTTTGTTAAATTATTTGTACCAAAATTACCAGCATAATCTTTAATTGAAACAATATCACCGGCAGTTGCACT